CAATTAGTAAAAGAAGCTTCACAAACAGGTACAGCAGAAGGATCTGAAGAGTGGGCTGGTGTAGCACTTCCATTGGTACGTCGTATCTTTGCTGAATTTGCTGCAAAAGAATTTGTATCAGTACAACCAATGAACTTGCCATCAGGTCTAGTATTTTACTTAGACTTTAAATATGGTACAGCTCAGCCAGGATTTACTTCAGATCAAGCAGATCCAGTATCTACTAACGGGCATCCATTTGGTTCACCTGAATCTGATGATTCATTATTCGGTGTAACTAATACAACTGGCGATCCAACAGGAGGTCTTTATGGCGCAGGTCGTTTCGGGTATTCAATTAATGATGCAACTGCGACTGGCGTTGCTGCAACAACTGCTTCAGCTGCATCTGCAGGTTCAGGTTCAGTTAATTTTGATTCTGCATATACAAATGCATTAACAGGATATTCAGTTGTTTATGTATCAACTGGTTCATTAACAAGCGCAGATTTAACTGCAGTTAGATCATTTACATTAGCATCTGGTTCAAATTTAACCACTGCAATGAATGTTCCTGCATTTACTAAATTTAATGCGTCAACTGGTAAAATTGAATTTGTAGTTTCAGCGTCTGCAAACTTAAATGGTACTGCTAATTATACAGTAACATATAGCAAACAACCAACTGATATTACAAGAGGTGATTTTGAAGATACTAATCCATTTAAAGGATCAGGTGCTAATACAGGTATCGATGATGGTACAGATATTGACATCCCAGAATTGAACCTAGAGCTTCAATCAGAGCCAATCGTTGCTAAAACACGTAAGTTGAAAGCAGTTTGGACACCTGAGTTTGCTCAAGATTTGAACGCTTATCACTCAATTGATGCTGAAGCTGAATTGACTTCAATGCTTTCTGAGTATGTATCAATGGAAATCGATCTTGAAATCCTTGATATGTTGATTGCAGCAGCTCCAACAACTGAGTATTGGTCAGCTATTAACAATGAAATTTGGACAGGTACTAATTTCTTAGCACAAACTGCTACGAATGGTGGATTCTATAACACTCAAGGCGGATGGTTCCAGACTCTTGGTACTAAACTTCAAAAAGTAAGTAACAAGATTCACCAAAAAACATTACGTGGTGGTGCTAATTTCTTAGTTACATCTCCTGCAGTAGCAACTATTCTTGAGTCTATCCCGGGATTTGCTGCAGACACAGATGGTACTAAATTAGAATTTGCTGCCGGTGTTCAAAAAATTGGTGCAATCAATAATCGTTATACGGTATACAAAAACCCATACATGAAAGAAAACATCATCCTTATGGGCTTCAGAGGAAGTCAATTCCTTGAAACAGGTGCTGTATTTAGTCCGTATATTCCACTTATCATGACTCCATTGGTATACGATCCAGTTAATTTCACTCCACGTAAAGGTGTTATGACACGTTACGCTAAGAAAGTGGTTCGTCCAGAGTTCTACGGTAAAGTATATGTACGTGGATTAGAAACTCTTTAATAGTTAATTGAATTAATTTTTAATTGATTTAAAGACTTAACTAATTAAGGAAAAGGGGTGGCTCCGGTCATCCCTTTTTTACTATTCAAATATTTATTATAAAGATATGGCAGTAGAAAGAAACAAATATTCCATGGAAGCGATTATTCGTTATGATGGTCGATTAATTGACGTATTAGACAGAATTCGTGCAGTACGTTTAGTTTTAATGGTTCATATTGAACAAGATTTAGGACCAGATAAAGAACGTGTTACAATAAAAATCATGACTCCATATTCTCCTAGAGAATCATTTCACGCAGTTAGAAAAATGTGTTTAGGTAAAATTGAAACACTTAAAGACATGACTCTACAAGAATCGACACTTACAAAATTACATTAAAAAAAAGGACAAGTTATGGCTACTCAAAATAAGGAAAAAACTCCACCTAAGAATGATATTAAATATTCAATTTCACTTTCAGAAGAACAAAAAGAAGCAAAGGCAAAAATAATAGAAACGCCATTTAACTTTGTTTTAGGAAAAGCCGGTTCTGGTAAAACATTGTTAGCAGTTCAAATTGCATTGGATATGTTTTTTAAACGAAGAATCAATAAAATTATTATAACACGTCCTACGGTATCAAATGAAGACAATGGATTTTTGCCCGGTTCATTGGCAGAAAAAATGGATCCGTGGCTAGTTCCATTACGTAGCAATATGCGTAAAGTTTATAATAAACCGGAAATATTAGACAAAATGGAAAAAGAAGAAAACATTGAATTAGTTTCTTTAGCACATTTTCGAGGCAGAACTTTTGATAATGCAATTTGTATTGTAGATGAGTTTCAAAACTTAACTAAACAACAATTACAAATGGTTTTATCTAGATTAGGTAAAGATAGCATCATGATATTAACTGGAGATAGATATCAAATAGATTTAAAATTTGCAAATGATTCAGCAGTTCACGAAGTTCCAAAACTAACTAAGTCTCAGTTTGTTAATGAAATTATTTTAACAGATAATCATCGTCATGCAGCATTAGATGAAATTTTGCGACTCTTAAATGAAAGATATTGATATTTATATAAAAAGGAATTTCCATGGATTATAGTGTAGATAAACCAATATGGCCTGGTAGCTCATCATTTACTACTGGTTCAACACCATTTGGATATTTCGACACCGATCCAATGTTCCAAGACCATGCAGATAAATTTGCAGTAGCAGCAGCACGAGTTGTAGGATATAATGTAAATTTTTATACAGCTTTTGAACAATCAGTAATTGAATATTCAAATCAAGTTAATCAAGTTAATATTGTTAATTCATTGGTTAGTACCATGGGATTACCAACAGGTTCTGATTTTTTAGGATCTCAAGGTTTAACGGGTCGACCAATTGGCAATTCATTATCTTATATTGTTAAATTAAGTAAAGCATATGGAACTGAAGCCGAATCTGGAGGAAATGTAAGATGGTATTCTGCTTCATTTGATGTAGTTAATGGCAAACAAACGTATAGTATTAGAGAAGCAGTATCTGCATCATTAGGAATAACTTTAAGTAATACAAGTTCAATTGAAATACGACGCGTGTTACATAATCCACCACCGGCAATTATTCGTTACTTTGATCCATATGTTGGTACTGGTTTAGGTTCTCAAGGCTTATTGGATGCATTTGATTTTGGTGGATTTTCTCCATCGGTAAATTTCATGATGATGCCAATTCACGCAGATTTACTTCGATTACAAGCAATTGAATTTAACGATCAAATACGTAAGTCACATTTTTCTTTTGATATACATGGCGACGATATACGTATTTATCCCGTACCAGGAACGCAAGGTACAGCTGCAACTCCATTTTACGGACAAGTTTGGTTTGAATTCTTGTTTGAAGAAGAAAAAAACAAACAAGCTGTTTTATTTGGTAATACAGCACTTCTAAACGGTGTTGTAAGTGACGCATCAAATATACCATATACCTATCAAACCTACAGTAGCATTAATGATATGGGGCGTGCTTGGATATTGAGATATGGTATTGCACTTGTAAAAGAAATGTTAGGTTATGTACGTAATAAATATTCATCAGTACCTATACCCAATGGCGAAGTAACACTTAACGGTTCTGATTTAGTTTCACAAGGACAAACCGAAAAAGGTGAATTGATAACACAACTTCGAGAATTTTTAGAAAAAATGACAAAAGAGCAAATGTTAACACGACAAAATGCTGAAGCAACTCAGATGATGGAATTGTTATCAAAAGCACCATTACGTATTTATGTTGGATAAGGAGGACAATCATGGCACTTTTTGGAGGAATGCGAGATGCTAAATTTTTAGCTTCTATTAATGCCGAACTTATCAATGCAATTATCGATACCGAAATTGAATTTTTCAAATTAAATGTTGAGTTAAGTCATTCAAACATTTATGGCGAAGCAGAAAGAAAAACATATTATGATTCTATACTTTTGCCATGTGTTATAACAAAAGATGAAAAATCTAGTGTAATGGATGATTATGGACATTCATATAATCGTACTGCTAAATTTGCATTATCACGTGATTTGTTAGAACGAGCAGATTTATACCCACAAGCTGGTGATATTATACTTTGGGATAATGAATACTTTGAAATTGATAATGTAGATGCAAATCAATATTTCGCAGGTAAAAATCCAGACACATGGCCAAACGGAGACAGCCATGGATATAGTGTTTCTATAGTATGTGATGCACATGTAACAGCACAAACGCCACAAGGAATTAAAGATATTAGACGTGGTGGTGATAATAAAATACCAATGTAAGGACGTTGATGCCTAGATTAAATAGACAAAATATTGATAGACGAACAAATAAGCCTGAACCAAATCGGGTTGAAAGTTTACATGGTGATCGTTTATTAGATCGAGGAATGCAAACGCGCCGAGATGATGATGTATTAAAAACTCCGCAACGAACATTATATGATATAGATTTTGCAATTAAATGGTTTATTGAAAATGAAATACAACCACAAATAACAGCAAATCAAGAAATTATAACAGTTCCTGTAATATTTGCCGCCGGTGAAAAATGGGATAATGTACAACGTTTAGGTTATATGCGAGATGAAAAAGGAAAACTTCAATCTCCCATGATTATGCTAAAACGAAACAGCGTACAAGAACGAGACTCGTATCGTACATTAGATGTTAACTGGCCACAATCTGAAAATCAATTAGTTTATAGACGCCGATATAATGCTCGTAATCGTTATGAAGACGAACTTTTTCCTATACCAAATACGCAACCAGCATTATCTCAAGAACTTTATGTAATTGATATTCCTAAATATGTTACAATTGAATATGATATGATGATATGGTGTGATTTTACTACGCAATTAAATGATTTAATTGACCAAATTTTACCATATAATCGTTTTGCTTGGGGAAATGAAGGAAATAAATTTGCATGTTCTTTGGGATCTGTAAGTTTTGAGACCGTTAATACAGTAGGAGAAGATCGTCTAGTTCGATCAACAATTCCTATTACAACACAAGCAACTTTATTATCTGGCCAGGAAGTTAGATTAGAAACAATTAAAAAAATGTATTCTGTCAAAAAAATAGTATTTGACACTATAGTAGATGTAGGAAATTTAAACATATTTTCTACAACACAAATACCACAAGCAGTTTTACAACAAAGCGGTCAAGTAATTTCTGGAGGTTCTATAGTTGTTTCCGGAGGCGGAACATCAACAACTATCAATGCTGCTACAATGACGTATTTGATAAATTTAACAGAAAAACAAGCTGTATACTCATCTTCAACAACGGTAACGGTAAATGCATTTGCCGCAATTAATCCAAATAATTTAACAGTAGCTACGAAAAATGAATTTGATATTTACATTAATGGGCAATACATAGATAAAGCTATATATACATGGACTCCTAGTGATGTTACAACACAAACAATCACGTTTAATACTGCCTTGTTAGGATATGGTATAGATCCTACTGACACGGTAATTATTAAAGGGAGATGGCAATAATGAGACAGTTTAAACCAGGTCAATTACAAACAGGATCACTGTATCCAATATCAGCAAGTTACGCGCTTACAGCATCGTATACGTTGGGATTAGACACTGGTTCTTTGTTAACAACTGCATCATTCAATGCATTTACCGCATCATATACCACAGGGTCATTTACAGGGTCATTCAAGGGCGATGGTTCCCAATTAACAGGAATTGTTTCATCTAAATGGACAGGATCGAATCCTATATCTCGACAAAGTGATGTTGAAATTACCGGGTCATTGCGCGTACAAGGAAGTATTACTGGCTCATTATTTGGAACTGCATCATATTATCTAGAAAATGATCCGGTGTTTGTTTCAAAGTCTGGTTCATTAGCTACAACTGGATCTAATACATTTTATGGTAATCAAATAATATCCGGATCGGGAATCAATACTATATTACAAGTACATGGCGCTAACGCTGAACCATGGGCGTTTGGCATATATAATGATACATACAATCCGAATCAATCGGTACTAGCTGGTTTTGTAGATAATACCGGTGAAGCAAGTATAGGTACAGAAATTGATAAACCACTGTATATCTATACAAATGCTAATTACGGAAATCCAACTTTAATAATATCAAGCTCAGGCGTTATTATTGATACCGCGTTAACTGTAAATAATGGTATAACTGGATCTTTATTTGGGACTGCGTCTTGGGCAACAAATGCAGTAACTGCTTCATATGTTCAAACAGCTCAAACAGCTAGCTATGTTTTAAATGCAGTATCATCTAGTTTCTCGCAAACTGCGTCATTTATAACGACAGCGCAGACAGCAAGTTATGTTTTGCAATCAGTCTCAGCATCATTTGCAACATCTGCATTAACAGCATCATATGTTTTACCATTACGACAAGACGTACAGTTAACTGGGTCGCTAACCATATCAGGTTCAACTACACAAATTGGTACTAACACGTTACTAGGTAATACATTAGACAAAGTGGTTATCATAGATTTGACCCTGTAAATACTAACATAGATACATCTGTATCAGCTTCTTATATTTATGTTTCTGGTTCAACCCAAGATTTATATTTTTCACAAAACAGCACCGGATATAATAACGTAACTCGCTTACGTTGGTTAGAAGGTAACTTATATACCGGACTTTTACATGGTGGTTTAATTACGACGGCGTCATCTACCATTTATCGAATTTCAAGCGGTAGTGGTATTATAGTAAATTTGAATGCGTCTTTAGCAAATGATCCGTTTCCGGTAATACAATTTTTACAATGGGGGAATTTGTCTGCAAGTATTGCTCCATTGACAGCTTCATATCAACAAGCCTTTGTTGGTATTGACACAACTGGTAACATTTTTGCTCAAGGTACTCCGTTTAGCAACGGTCAATTTGATAGCATAATTAATATAGGTGGAGTATTTTTTCAAAACCAATCCACAATTAATGGTGTTAAAACACAACCTTCTGTAGCATATGGTTTTGAACAACAGCAAAATGTATTTAATAGAGCATTTGGACCTTTAAAGTTATCTGGATATACTTTAGCACCTAGTGGTTCTTCAACTGGTAGTCTTATAGTAGCTAGCGGTACAGCATATGCCCCCGGGTCTAATTATGCTATAGACCCGAATGAACCTTACTATACTGTTGATAATGGAACTAACGTATCCAAAATTTTCAGATATCATCAATCTGGTTCTACTTGGGTATACAATACAAATGGGGGTGCAGGATTCGCCACAATCAACCCGGGGCAATATTCAAATAACGGTACTCTTACAACAGTACAACCTAATGACTGGTCAATTCAACGAGTATTTTGGTTTCCAAACTCAGTTATTAAAGCAATAGTTGTCTATTACGGTAATCAATCATATTCAACAGAAGCAGACGCTATTGCTAATATTAACATTGAATCGTTTGTCGAAGCACCAAACACATCGGCTAATGCTATTTATTTAGGTGCAATAATAATTAGAGGTAATGGTGTATTAACTACTCCTGCTGATTTTACAATTGTTCCTGGGGGACTATTTAGACAAGTAGGAGGATCAGGCGGCGGTGGTTCCATAATAACCCAAACATTATCAGGTTTATCAGATGTATCTATTTCAGGACCATTAAATGGACAGCCATTAGTATACAATAATACTTCTGGCAAATGGCAAAATTTATCAACATTAACCGCTGATTTAACAGGAAATGCTTCTACTGCTACAAGTGCTTCTTTTGCATCTACTGCTAGTTACATAGTTACCGCTCAAACTGCTAGCTATGTATTGAATGCAGTATCAGCATCATTTGCAACCTCAGCATCCCGAGCAGTTAGTTCATCATTTGCTGCAACATCATCGGCTGCACTATTAGATATAGTTGGAGCAGGAGATACACAATCATATGCATTGGCATTAGTATTATCTTCTAGCTTTTCACCACCCGCATTTACATCACCACGTAATCCATCGCCATTAGCGGTACGCAATGAATTGGTATTTAATGGAAATACTGGTGTATTACAAACAACAGCAAGTGTTGCACTTACAGCATCACAAGCTGCAACAGCATCTAAATCTACAATACAAATATTATCCGGATTAGATACGCGATCATTTGCATTGACAATGGTGGAGTCAAATACATCGACGTCATTAAATAACCCAGCACCTATAGCTATTCATACCGGAAAACCGTTAACATATACTGTAGCTGGCGGTACCGGTACACTTTACACAACAGCATCAAATGCTATATCAGCTTCATTTGCAACTAGTGCGTCCCGCGCAATTAGTTCATCATTTGCTACGTCAGCATCATATTCCGATTCTGCCTCTTTTGCGGTATCAGCATCATGGGCACCGGCTCCAACTCCAGGCGGTTCTAATAGCTATATACAATTTAATGATAGTGGTTCATTTGGAGGTAGTGCTAGTTTATTTTTTAATAAAACTATAGAAGCATTAGCAAATGGAAAAGGCGTAATAGTAAAAGGAGAATGGTCACATGCTCAAGGAGATGCTACCACTGCAATTGGTGAAGCTTCACACGCAGAAGGCTCACAAACAACAACAGGTATATCTGCATATTCATGTAGTATTACCGCCGGCGTTGTAGAAATTGATGCCACACTAGGTGATTTAACTGCAACATATGTCGATGGTACAACAATATGGTATGGAGATATTGCTGCTGTTGGTAATGGAATTACAAAAGGTATTGTTACTGGTAGCATGTTTAATGGTACCAATACAGTGTTCCAACTTTTAAATGATACTTCAACAACGATAGCAGCTGCAGGTATTGCAGATAAAAGTGGAAACGTAGCTGATCAATTGGGCGGAACATATGCTCACGCAGAAGGATCTGCAGCAAGTGCAATTGGTGAAGCTTCACACGCAGAAGGAGTTAGTACTACATATGGTCCATATTCACACGCTGAAGGAGCTACAACGGCATTTGGTGATTATTCACACGCCGAAGGAGAAGGAAGTTCAGCATATGGATATGCTTCCCACGCAGAAGGAGCTAGTGTTGTATCAATTGGTCAATATTCGCACGCCGAAGGAGGCAGTACTACGAGTGGTTATAATGCATATAGCACAGTTAACATTGCTGCAGGAGTCATAACATTTGCAAGTTATTATGGAGATTTATCTGCAACGTTTGCACCGGGTACTGTAATTTACGTTGAGGATGCTGCTCAATACACAGTACTAATACATGAAGTTGCTAGTGTTAGCATTAACGGAAACGGCGAAACGGAAGTAACACTAGTTGATACTACATATGACCCACAAGCTCCAAATTTGGTAGGAATACAAGGAATATCACAACCAACTTATGCAGATCAAACAATTGGTAACTCATCACATGCTGAAGGAGAATCAACAATTACATTGGGTTATGGTTCACACGCAGCAGGCCTAGGCACAATCACACATGGTTATTATCAATCCGTAGTAGGACGATATAATGCTCCAGTCCATCAATCAAGTTCATTTGTGATTGGCGATGGGGCAGATTCAGCTAATTTGCATAATTTGCTTGTAGCAGGTAATGGTGTAGTAACTATATCAGGTTCATTAACAGTGTCTGGTTCATCAACGTTCCGAAATATAGGTTTAGCTGAATTCACCGGAAGTGTTGTAGCAGAAGCTGTTACAGGGTCATTCACCGGGTCATTCGTCGGAGATGGTTCAGGCCTAACAGGTGTAGGCGCAACAGAATATATTCGCAGAAGTGATTATACATCATCACTTGATCCAAACGTAAATTATCTTTACACGGGATATGCTCCGGTAGGCTCTGCCGAATCTGCCACAGTATGGACATTGTCTCGATTAGCAATATCCGCATCAGGAGATACAACGACACAAGTAACGGCAAGTGCTGCTTGGACCAATAGATACTCATATACATATTTATAATAAAGGAAAGTTATGCCAATTCAATCCGCTAACCCAATTGTAGTAGATGGCGTTGAATACCCATACTACACTGTAAATCTATCAATTTCACCTTTGGTAAAGGAAACGGAAGTTGGTGCAAGTGTTGCAATGCGATTAACACCGTATCGAGAATTAGAGGGAGGAAAACCAGATGTTTTACAAGGACATGATCGTCCTGTAGTGTATTTGGATGTATTTGCCTCCGAAGATATACCAGCTGAAAACGCAGCATATCAAATACTTGGAACTATTCAACAATTTATAATAGAAAAAGGATTGTAAATGCCAAACAGAACAGCAATAGCATCAGGCAATTGGAGCAACTCAGCAATATGGAATGGTGGCTTGGGATTACCTACTGCATCTGATGATGTATATGCTAATGGTCAAACTGTTACAATAGATCAAAATGTTACAATAATTAGTTTAAGAAGTACTGGTGTTGGTGTGAATGCTGGAACTTTTATTTTGAATAATGGGATCACGGTTACTGCTAATATAATCGGTGGTGCTGCAACTAATCCAACAACACAAATTTCCCAATCAAATTCAGCTACAATCGTAGGAAACGTTACTGGAGGACAAACTAGAGCATTAACATTATCTGATGCATCAAGTATTAATATAATAGGAAATGTTACTGCAGGTAATGGTTCTTTATTCCATGGAATTCAACATTCATCAACAGGTAATTTAATTGTTTCTGGAAATGTAGCTGGACCAACAGGTGCTCAATCATTTGGAATAAACCAAACTGAAAATGGAAATATATATATAACGGGTAGTGTGTATTCTGATACTACCGTTACATCGGGTCACGGAATACAAAGTATTGGTTCTATTAATAATATATATGTTCTTGGAAATGTAACTGGGTCTAGAAATGCAGCATCTTTTGGGATAAATAAAACTAGTTTAGGAACATTAAGCATACAAGGAACTTGCCTTGCACGAACAGGCTCAGCCGTAGGATTATCTTCTAATAGTATATTAATTATATCAGGTACAATTTCATCGAGTATATTAACTAATGGAGTCCAATCTACAGGTACTAGTGCAACAAACCTATTTACTGGTCCATTTTATAACACAGGTTCATGGAATGCAGTTTATGCATATCGTATACAAATGTTAAGTACTTCATCTCAATGGACTTTCGATACAGAAACAGCAGGTGTCGTAAAAACATTATATACTTCAAATACATTACCTGGAGTACCACGCGAAAACAATGTACGACGAGGTGTAACATATAACTTTGGATTAACTGGCTTACTTGCAATGCCTGATCCAACAACAGTAAAAGCAGGAGTAGCAACGGACAATACAACAGGTTCTGCCGTTTTAACCCCACAAGATATGTTTAACGTTGCAACACAAAACATAACTACCTCGGGTAGTATAGGAAATTTATTAACCGGAGCTTCTACTGTACAAACAACGGGAGCTACCATATCATCATTTAAAGTGTAATATGGCAAATAGATGGCCCATATCTTCTGGTAATTGGAGTAACTCCGCAATATGGAGTGGTTCGATAATTCCTACTGCATCTGATGATGTATGGGCAAACGGATTTAATGTTTTTATAGATCAAGACATAACAGCTCGGACTTTAAGAAACCATCCAGTTACATCCCCAGTTATAGCAGCAGGTGGTAGTTTTATTACAACTGGGAGTAGAACAATTACTTGCACTGTCCCGTTAACTGGAGGTGCTGGAAATTTAGGCCCAACAACTGTATATGGAGGTTTTGTAACATATTCAACCACATCATCCGTACTTATTGTAACTGGAAGTGATACTGTAAATATAGTATCTGACATCGTGGGAAATCTAGAAGTTGCCCCATTTCTTGTAAGTTACCCAGTATCAATAGAAAATAATGGAATTATTAATATAACAGGAAGCATTTCAGGATTTGTTTATTCCGGGGTAATTGTTCGTACAATTAGCGGAGGCACTTTAAACATATCAGGTAGCGTCAGAGGTAATTTTTTAAGAAATACCGGAGGTGCACCTAGTCAGGCAATGGCTGTTAATACAAATAAAAATATTAATATCGTAGGTGATGTTACAGGCGAAGCAGCTTCTAATGGTGTAGGGATAACAATTTCTTCCCCAGCAGTTGTAAACTTAGATGTAAAAGGCAATGTTTTTGCTAAAAGTAGTAATGCTGCGATAACAAATACTGCTACTTCTACAATAACAATAACAGGAAGTGTATATGCTTTATCTACAGCAAATGCATTATCCTTAACCGTAAATCCATGCAGTGTTAATATATCCGGAAGTGTATTTGCAGCTGCTGGTGCAAGTGCTATATCATCAACTTCAGCAGGTACATCCAGTATCAGAGGACCTATATCTGCTTCTGCTGTATTTCCGGGAGTGCAATTTACATCAACTACACATTTTCTTTCAGCAACAGGACCATTCTTAAACGTCAATAATCGTAACGCAGTATTTGCACAAAACCTACAACTCATATCCGGGTCAACTACAACATGGACTTTTGACACAGAAACATATGCAGAACAAAGAACACTATATACACAAAATTGGCCAGGTAATTTCCCTGCTATAACCAATGTAAGATCAGGTGTGGTATTTGGAGATACAAACCAATTCACAGGAACAGTAGCAATACCTTCTACCGGTTCTGTACTTAAAGGAGTACCTGTAGACAATACAACAGGTTCTGCTTCATTTAACACACAAAATGCATGGAGTGCATTAACAAGTAGTTTAACCGTAACGGGAAGTTTAGGAGCACGTTTACGTAACATATCAACAGTCAGTAAGATACGCAGTAGCATCAGGGAATTGGAGTAGCTTAGCTACATGGAATGGAGGAACAACATTTCCGACCGCATCTGATGATGTATTTGCTAATGGATTCAATGTTACTATAGATCAGAATATCAATGTTTCTAGTATTAGTAATAGAGCATCAGGTAGTGCAGTAGCAGGAGGAAATTATATTTCAACAAATGGTATATACATTACTGCATCTAGAGCAACTGCAGGAATTGTATCAGCTAATGCAACTGCTGCTTTAATTATAACCGGTTCACATACGGTATATATTTCTTCTAGTATACAAGGCGGCGATGTTACTAATGGATATGGTGTTCGTATTACTAATGGAGGAACCATATATGTTACAGGAAGCGTTTCTTCCGGCGTCGCACCCGGTGGATCTACGGGAAATTATGGCATATTAGTCACTTCGGGTAGTGCATTCATACTTGGAAATTTAAGAACAAATGGAGATATAGGAAATACAAATGGAACATGTGTTGCAATTTTTGCCGGCACTGCAAGTATAGTTGGAGATTTATATACATTTACAAATGGTGTTCCAATCACAATGTTAACGGGAATTGCACAAGTTAATGTAACTGGAAATCTAATTATACTCGGAACTAGCACTAACAACATGGCTGTTAACATTAACGGAAATACTGGAGTATTAAACTTCAATGGGAACTTACGAGGTTATAACAATGCTGCAATTACCATGTTATCAGCTGCAACAATCAACATAACCGGTAGTGTTTTTGCTGGATATACCGCAGTAGGTATTTCATCTGCAGTAGCATCAACAATCAATGTAATCGGTCCTGTATATGCATCAAACGGATATCCAGGTGTATCATCTACTTCTACAACCGCAACTGTGCGAGTTTCGGGACCATTAATTTGTAGTGCAAACGGAACCAATGCAGTATATTCTCCAAGAATACAAATCCTATCAGGATCAACACCATATTATACATTTGAATCAAATGATATTTCAAAAACAATAACATTGTATGATCAAACATATCCCGTAACATTACCTGACGCATCTAATGTAAGAAGTGGAAGTTTATACGGCGCAATGAATCAATTTTCTGGCTCAATGATAGTACCTTCAACTAGTTCTGTACGGTATGGAGTGCCAGTAGATCAAACAACAGGTTCTGCTACATTGACCCCACAAGATATTTTAACGTATGCAGTATCAAGTTTAACAGGTTCCAATACAATTGGAGCTCGTTTACAAAATATAGCAACAGTACAAACTACAGCAGCAACTATTGCTGCCTTTAAAGGAAAATAATATGCCAAATAGATGGCCCATCGCATCAGGTAATTGGAGTAACGCAGCAATATGGTCTGGGTCACTTATTCCTACTGCATCTGATGATGTGTTTTTAAATAACCAAACGGTAACGTTAGATCAAAACATTACAGTTACTAGTATACGAACAGCAGCAACCGGAAGTGCAGCAGCAGGAGGTAGAATTGAAATATATGGAAATTATAATATATCAGCTAGTTTAATTAGAAATACAGTTGCATCAAATATTCTTATATTAAATTATAACACTGAAAGTATTACAATAACATCTGCTTTAAATCAAAATAGTGGTAATGAAGAACGATGTATAAATAATATATTGAATGGGACTATTAATATAATAGGAGATGTATCTGGATTAAACGGCACCGGGAATACAACATTATCTACTATATCAAATTTATCCTCCGGTACCATTAATGTAGTAGGAAATATACTTCCTGCAGGTGCAGGATCTGGTAATACTGCAATAACAAATATCCAAAATGGTACTATTAATATTACGGGTAATATAACAGGGGGTAGTGCTGGTGGTGCCGGCACTTCACAAACAATTTTAAATTCTGGAACTGGGGTTATTAATGTAACAGGAAATGTTCTTGCAAGTAATTCCTTTGGTGGACTTGTATCAAGCGCAATTGCAAATTCATCTATAGGTACGATAAATGTAACAGGAAATGTAACATCGAGATTGTGGGGAGCAATTGCTTCAAGTACAGCAGGTATTATAAACGTAATAGGACAAATAGCAGCATCGACTGCATCTAATGCAGTTTCCTCAACTTCAACCACAGCAACCAACGTATTCTCAGGCCCATTAATCAATTCAGGTTCACGTAATGCAATATATTGTTATAACGTACGATTATATGATGATGTAACAACACGTTACACGATTGGCGTATCTAGCTCAAACGATACAATTACTTTGTTCTCGCCTGACCAAGTCGTCGGAGTACCTTCCGGATCCAATGTTAGAGCAGGTGTAATTTACGGCCCTGGAAATGAATTAACCGGTTCAATGGCAGTTCCGCATCCAAATTCAGTATCATGGGGAGTACCGGTAGATAACACATCTGGATCAGCTTTAACAAAACCAGAAGACTTATGGAACATGGCAATTACTTCCCTAACGGCATCAAACTCAATAGGACAGCGATTGTCTAATGCTGCAACTTCTGCTTCAATTGCAGCAATAGTAACGTCATTTACGGTTTGAAATGCAATATAATTTTCATATAATAAAACAAAAGAAGGAACAAAGTTATGACTCGTAAACTGGACAAAGAACATTTAGAAGAAATACAATCAATACGCGATTCGTTTGCACGTAATACTAATATTCTAGGAAATATTGCAATCGAAACCCATGTTTTAGAAACGCAATTAGAACAACTAAAACAAGAACATGCAAAATACATACAAGAATTCGATCAGCTTCAACAAGCCGAATCTGCATTAATTGAAAAAATGCGCGCACGTTACGGAGAAGGCCAAATTAATATTGCTGATGGAACGTTTACTCCTGATTCAGGTTTGACTCAATAATATCATATTTATTTATAAAAAAATCAAAGGAGTAATAAAAAATGGCAGAACAAATAATCTCACCAGGTGTATTTACTAGAGAAACTGATCAATCTAATGTTTCTCAAGCAGTAAATGCAATCGGAGGAGCAATCGTAGGCCCTACAGTTAAAGGCCCGGCATTAGTACCAACTCGAGTAAGTACATTTTCTGAATTTCAAAATTTATTTGGATCATATACTAACGATTCATATATACCATTTACAGTTGAAGAATATTTACGTAGTGGACAAACAATTACAGTAACACGTTTATTATATGAAGATGGATATTCATTATCTAATGGAGCATTAGCAATTGTTGCAGAATCTGGCTCAGCAAAATATGTAACTCATGTATTACATCCAACTGTTGCAGTTTTAGGCTCCGGAAGTTTAGTTTCAACTAATTATTTTGAAGATACAGTACTTAATAATTATCAGTCTGGTTCTTTTGAAATTAAAGTATCTGGATCATTCACTACACAAAATGTTAATGGAGTAACACCTACATTTACAAATGGAGCATCTTTATCAGCATCAATTAATATATTAGCTAATAATTATGTAGGCACATTGTTTGGTAAAACACCTAATTCTACAACATATCCGGTGTATACGCAGTATGAAAATAGATCTGCAATAACATTATTTAATAATCCAGGAAATGTTTCAGTTTCTTTGCAAAAAATTCCAACTTATGAATTTTCTGAAGATTATAAAGTTGCAACTACGCCATGGATTACATCACAAAAAGTTGGTTCACTTGCAATGAATTTATTTAGACTTCATACGTTATCACATGGAACTAATGTAAATTATGAAATTAAAGTTGCAATATCAAATATTAAAACATCTTCTGAAGTAGCAGATCCAGCTGGATATAGTACTTTTACAGTAACAGTTCGTTTAGTAAATCAAACTAATATTACAAATTCACCATTTACATCAAATGATACAGATTCGCAACCTGAAATAGTAGAATCATTTTCTAATGTGAATTTGAATCCAGCATCTTCTAGATACATCGAAAGAGTAATTGGAAACAGATATCAAACAGTTAATTCAGAAAACCGTTTAGTGGTTAATGGAGATTATCCAAACATATCTAAATATGTTAGAGTAGAAGTTGATCCTGCGGTATCATCTGGAACAATTAGCAATACATTGATTCCGTTTGGTTTCCGTGCATTAAATTCTCCAATACCAAACGTTTCTGGAAGTATTAATTTAGCTCCTGCAACATACAAACAAGATATGTTGTTAAATTCGACTTATAATGCGGCAGTACATTATGGATTTGATTTTACGTTAGCTCCAAATATGTCATATTTAGCTCCAATACCAACATCGGGGTCATCAACAGGAAGCAATTCAGATTTTTATTTAGGAGATATTTCTCAACCAGCAGCTGCTAATTTTCCTGCAGGAAATGTATATTCTGGAACGTTAGAATCTGCATTAACATCTAATCAATTTACTAAAATAAAATCAACTACTAGAAAATTTATTGTACCATTCCAAGGAGGTTTTGACGGAACGCGTCCTAATTTACCTAAATTTTCTGGAGCAAATATTACTTCGGCAAATACATTTGGATTTGATTGTAGCGGAACAAGTACAACAGGAACAGTTGCATACCGAAAAGCTTTCGGATTATTAGGAAATACAGATCAATATGACATCAACATGTTAATAACGCCAGGTATTATTGATAGTTTGCATTCTGCCGTTTCTTCTGAAGCAAGAGCATTATGTGCACAAACAAGACTTGATACATTTTATATAATGGATTCAAATGTATTAACAGATAGCATTGAAACTGTAATAAGTCAAGTTACTCCAATTGACAATAGTTATACTGCAACATATTGGCCATGGGTAAGAATCAATAATCCATCAAATAATATCCCAACATGGGTACCACCATCTGTAGTTATTCCAGGAGCATTAACATTTAATGATCAAACTGCAAGGCCATGGTATGCACCGGCAGGTTTAAATAGAGGTGGTTTAACTACCGTAACGGGAACATATCAAAATTTATCTCAAAGTGATAGAGATGATTTGTATCAAGCTCGTATTAATCCTATTGCAAACTTTCCTGTTGGCGGAGTTGTGATTTGGGGTCAAAAGACTTTACAATCTAATATATCTGCGTTAAATCGAGTAAATGTGCGTCGTTTATTAATCACAGTTAAGAAATTTATTGCTTCTGTGTCTCGTTTCTTAGTATTCGAACCAAATGATCAAGCTATTAGAGATAGATTCCTAGGAATTGTTAATCCATATCTAGAACAAGTTAGAGCTGAAAGAGGTTTAACTGCATTCCAAGTTAGAATGGATAATACAAATAATACATCTGCTGATATTGACGCTGGAATTTTAAATGGTCAATTATTTTTACAACCAACTAGAACGGCTGAATTTATCGTTTTAGATTTCACTATTCAAGCAACGGGAGCAGCATTCCCAGAATAGTAAAAAAAGATTTAGAAAAAGGTAGGATTTTAGTTCTACCTTTTTTTACTGTTCTTATATTTATAATAAAATTATTGAGGAAAAAAAATGGCATTAAAGGATCAAGTAAGTCCAGGACTTATAGACGTTGGTATTCAACCAGAATTTTATGATAATGCGTTTTCGTGGGAACCAATTAAACAACATCAGTTTATTATGTCTATAGGAGGAATTCCTGCATATTTAATTAAAGCGTCAGCTAAACCAAGTATTGCAAATGGAGAAGTAACTTTAGATCATATCAACGTTCAGCGATATGTTAAAGGCAAATCAGTTTGGAATAACATAAGTATAACACTTTATGATGCAATTATTCCATCAGGAGCACAAGCTGTTATGGAATGGATTCGTTTACATCATGAATCTGCAACAGGTAGAGATGGTTATTCATCATATTATAAAAAAGAAATTAAATTGCGTCAACTTTCACCATTGGGCGAAGTTATTCAAGAATGGATTTTAAAAGGAACTTATATTGTTGATGCAAACTTCGGAAGTTTAGATTGGTCAACTGAAGATGTTGTTAACATTGAATTAACACTTCGTTACGATTGGGCTTTCTTAAGTTTCTAAAAATTTTAATTAATTAATTAATGGGGGTAAATGCCCCCATTTTTCATGTTTATACATATTTATAATAAAGAAGTTATAAAAGGAATCTATGGCACAAGTAACAACACGCTTAACTAACAAAGACATCGTTAATATTGCAAAACAACAATATGAAGAATCTCAAAGAAAAACATTGCCTTCTGAAATTGTTAATTTACCTAGTTTAGGATTGATATATCCAAGTTCTAGTCCACTTCGAAGCGGACAAATTGAAATGCGTTACATGACAGCATATGATGAAGATATTTTAACTAATTCATCTTACATTAAAGAAGGAATAGTATTAGACAAACTATTAGATAGTCTTATTGTCACTCCAGGAATAACAATTTCGGATGTAGCACAAGTAGATAAAGATGCTTTATTAATACAAGCACGTATTTTATCATATGGAGCCGATTATCCAGTACTAGTAATAGATCCAACAACTAAAAAAGAGTTGAATAGAACTATTAATTTGACTAAAATTAAATATAAAAAATTTGATTTACAGTCTGATGAAAATGGAGAATTTTCATATCGTTTAAACATTTTAAATGAAACTCATGAAATTAAATTTGCATTTTTATCTATAGATCAAATAAAAAAAATATCAGATAATACGGCTATATCTGATTTATTAAAACAAATGATTCGAGAAGTAGATGGCTCTAGAGAGCCTAATATTATTGAGTCGTTTATTCGTTATAAATTCTTAGCTAAACCAGCAAAAGAATTCCGTACATTTGTATACGCAAATATGCCTGGCATAGATTTACAATATGAATTTGAAGGTGAAGATGGAGGCACCTTCACGGCCGGGTTTCAACTTGGACCAGACCTTTTTTGGTTTTAAACCCGCAGATCGTATTCTGCTTCACAAAGTATTATTTGATTTGATATGGGCTGGCAATGGTAGATGGGACTGGCAAACTATATATAATATGCCAATATTTTTACGTAATTTTTGGATTGATAATTTAAACGAAAAAAATCAACCAAAAACTGCAACCAAATCAAAAACAGAAATAGCAACACCGCCAGCCAACTTAAAATTATAAATCATAATATTTATAAGTATGAATCCCATTTCAAAACATATCATCAGTCTTTTAAAGAAATATCCAAGAATTGGTCAATTTGATGAAGAAGAAAGGCAACGCCGACAAGAAAATGCCAAAAACTCCATAGCCGCAGCGAGCTCGGACATAAAGAAAGCTGCCATAGCATATGCAGAGTTTGATGCTAATTTAACAACATTAGCTAAAACAACTGCCAAAACGACTATGGCTATTGCCGGAGCCATGGGTGAATGGCAAAAAATGGCAAAAGAAATGCAAGATTTGTCAGAAGATGTCAATGTTTTAGCTCAGAGAAATAAAAATTTACAAAAAGAATTTGGATTAACTATAGAACAAGCCGGCAAAATGGGTTATAAAATGGATGATTTAGCCATATCCATGAAAACTAGCCGAGAACAAATTGAAAAAAATAGTAAAGCTATAAAAGGTTTAGCATATGGCGTTAATTCATTAGATGAATCTTTACAACAAGTAGCTCAATACTATGGTACTACTAGACGCTTAAGTGAAGAAGCAACTCAAGGCTTAATGGCATTTAATGCATCCATGACAAAAAAAGGGACTACTGCAGAAGTTGAAAAACAAGCTGTAATGTTTGATTATATTGCTCAAAAAATAGAAGAACAAACACAAATATCTGGAGCTGCATATGAAGTACAAAAAGGAATAGGAGAGGCAGCTGCAGGAACTCGTTTAACATTTAAAAAATATCCAGGTCAATTAGGTTTAGCTGTTATAAAATTAAAACAAATGGGTTTAGAATTAGCAGATTTAGAAGCAGTTGGCGAAACGTTATTAAATATAGAATCTAGTGTTGGTGAAGAATTAAATTATCAACTTTTAACTGGACGTAGATTGGTAGGAAATGAACAGTCTAGTGCAAAAATGAAAGGTAAAAGTTTAACAAATTTATATCGAGAACAATATTTACGAGGACAGGCAAATGATGCAGCTGAAACATTAAATCAAATCATCATGCAAGAAGGTGATATATTAGAAAATAACAAATTAGCTCGAGATCAATTACAAAAAACATTAGGAGTTGAGGCTGGAAAATTAGATCAATTGATAGAAAAACGAAAATTATTAAGTCAAATACAAAAAGATAAAAATATCAACATTGATCTTAATTTATCTGGAGAAAAACTAGAACAAGCATTAAAAGATGCAAAAGTAGATACTCAAGATATTGCTAAGATCATGGAAAATGAAAATAGAGATTTACGTGATCCTGCAACTAGAACTGCAGAATATTTAGGTTCTATAGAAGCAAAAGGAATTAAATTACGCGCCGGAACCGAAGATGAAGCAGTTAAGATGATTAAAGACGCTCAAACAGCTATGAATGATGCAATTAAAGAATTTGGACTAGTTTCAAATGCAGAATTTTTAACATTTACAAACTCTTTAACGACTTTAGGAGAAACACAAATTCAACGTAAAACGAGAGCTGCTGATAATGAATTTAAAACAGCGTTTACGGATTTATTAAATGGAGTTGGTGGACTTACCGCAGTCATAACAACAACAGTAGATCAGCTGTTAGGTAACACCGGAACTGCAAATTTGATTATAAACGGTCAAGAAGTTCAAACAATGACAGTAGAAAATGCATCATTTAATACTGCAGTACCTGCAAATGATGCTGTTATGGTTAATGATGGGATGGTATCATTTAATCCTAGAGATAAATTTCGAAGAATCAATGATGGAATGACATTAGCAGGAACTAACGTAGGTGGTTTAGATCGATATGCAGCTCAAATGGAAAAACGAGATAGAAATTTTCAACAATCAATGCATTCGCTATTTACAACGTTTGTCGCTCAAATAAAAACAGCTGTAGAATCTGCTAATTTAATAGTTAAAACAGATAATACCTTCGGTTCAACATCACTTAACCCAACACCTAGATATGGAGGATAATCATGGCTATTAGATTTAATTTTGAAGACAGTTTACGAGCAAGTCTTGCACCTGATCGCAGTAAAGGCCTTCCAAATCAATTTCAACAAACTCGAGAATATGGTGATTATTTAACATTTCCATTAACTAGTGCAGAATGGAATATTCCTGAAATAAATCAAAATCCAACTGTTGCTAACCCTAGAACATTGAATCGTTCTACATCATATCAATCCGTTTTAGGTCCAATATTTACAGGTGTTTATGATGCGTCATGGAAACAACAATGGGATTCTGAAAAAATAGAAGCTGTATATTATACACCTGCCGGAGCTGAAACATATGGCGAGGCTGCAATATCAACACAAGCTGGAACTTTATATACTAATAAAACAGCGTTAAAAACCACCGGTGGAATAGCAAATCAAGCAATCAGAAGCAGTTTAACATTTTTAGGTTTTCCATCAAGTATTTCATATGTTAATCAAGTTTACGATACTATAGATAATTTAGGTGATTATTCAACTACGCCTTTAAGTCAAAGAAACAATAAATATTTAGGTACTCCGTTGCCATATTTAGATTTTCGAGCTAGAAAAACTACAATATTTAGATTTATAGGGCAAGGATTAGAATCAATTGCAATTGGTTCTGTATACGGACAAACTGCGGGTTTTGGAATTAATCCTCCTAATACGCCTAATGCAAAAATAGATGTAGTAAATTTAATTGATAGGCGATATGATGGAGCATCTGCTGGATTACGAGGATCGGGACGAGCTATAGCTATAGCCGCAACAAATACTACTACCGGTCCATATACGGTATTTAATTTAGATACTTTATACGGATTTGGTCAACAAGATGATCCATATGCAATACGAAATGATTATACATTGCGATCTAGTATTGGTAATTCTGCTGCATCTACAAAAAATACATATAGAAAAGCATTAACATATGTAGAATCAGTAATACCATTCCGTGGAGATAGAGTAAATGTAGTTGATTATAAAAAACGTACATGGAATAATGTGTATCAATGGCAAGAAACCGATATCGATTTTAAATCAGAAAAATTAAAATCTTTGCGTAACTGGACTGCTAATGCATTTGATGCTATAGGTTTAAGTCCGTTAGGAACAACGAAAGATTTAATTAATTTCTTTTTTACAGGTCCTAAATTATATGCCGGCGGAGATCCTAATGCAACAGATTGGGTATTGGTTTTTAGAGCATTATTAACTAGTTTTTCTGATCAATTTTCACCAAGTTGGACTCAACTTAACATGGTTGGTAGAGCAGATCCAAATTATCAATATGGTGGTTTTAGTCGAGACATAGATCTAGGATTTTCAGTATATGCGTCAGATAGAGATGAATTAAAATTTATATATCGTAAATTAAATTATTTAGCTGGAATGACAATGCCAGAATATAAACAATCATCAAAATCAGTTGTAGCACCATGGCTTCGTATAACAGTTGGTGATTTACTTGTATCTCAAGCAGTTGTTATTAATAGTTTATCATATACATTTGTTGATGCAGATACAACTTGGGAAATTAACTTTGAAGATGATCCGGAAATGATGCAAGTTCCACATAAAGTAGATATTAGTTTAGGATTGCATTTAGTTGGAAATCAATTACCAGAAAAAGATGGAAGTGCATATTCATTAACTAAAAAGTTTAATAAAGATGGAATTCCTAATTCAGAAGATTCTGCAGTAAATTGGTTGCATGATTCTAAAACAAGTAAACGAGCTGCTCGAGCTCAAGGAGTATTTATTGCTGAAGATATATCTAATCGGGAAGTAGAAAAATAAAATAATAGTATGAGTAGAAACCAAAAAATTGAAATAAAAAACGAACAAGGAATTCGTCGCTATAAAACAGAAATATTAGCATTAACTCCTTCAACAACGGATACTGTTATACAAATAACATCAGCTGACCGTTTAGATAAATTATCTCAAGAATTCTACGGAACTCCAGATCTATGGTGGGTTATTGCAACATTGAATCAAATTAAAGGATCATATGTAGTTTCATCGAATACTATAATACGAATACCACAACGAGATAGAGTATTTGATTTTATTGAACAATTAAATAAAACAAGATGAATATATTTTACACACAAGTTGATAAAAATTTACAAATTGAATTAAACGCACGTGCTAGTGCTTCATTTCAAAGAAATACTGATTCTTTAAATTACATGTTATCACAATATGTAAATGTAGAATTACGAGCTTTTGATGGACCTGGACCTATAATTGATGAAAATAATGCTATACATGTTTTAAACGAAAACTTAGGAAAAGAATATACAGCTGCTGGTTTAACTGGTTTTTTAAATGAAGATAAAACCAAAGTACGTCCAAATCCAGATGATGTAAGTTTGTTATGGGACTATAATCCTACAACAAAAAAAGTTCATCCTAGAAGAAATGAAGTTAATGCAAAAAATCCACAATTAAGAATTCCGCCATATATTTCTAGTGCAGATATTCAAATTGGTGATAATTCAATGGGTTTATTGAATACTGCAACTGTTGTAATTGAAATTCCAAATTCTGAACGAGATTTAGATTTAATGGAAGAAATATATATGCGCCCGGGCCGCTATGTAAAATTATCAGTTATACATGATGATTCTTCGATTGCAAGTAAATCTATAACAAATGGACAACTAACTACAGATGTTATTCCGTCAGATGAAAAATTAAAAAGTTTGTATCCTGGCATTGATTTAAACAGTAAAAAAAATGAAATTCGAAGTATGAATAAAATTTCATTTGAAGGATTAATAACAAATTTTAGTTTTTCATACCAAAAAGATTTCAGTGTACAGTTAACTATTACATTGCGAGGTACTAGCAACGTATTTACGGATGTTTCCATGTTTATTGATACTCAAGGTAATACTCCATCAAAAGTTACTCTAGAACCAAATGCTAATCCGGAAGAATATAAAGCATCGATAGCACAATCAACTAATGCTACTGGGGGGCGTACTTCATTTTTTCTACAATTATATGAAGAAGTTGAAAAACATTATATAAATTCTTTTACTAGAAAAAATCAACAATGTTTTATCACAAAAATAACTAATAAAGAAAATGGAACTGCACCTATTGAAGTAAAATATCAATTAAATCGATTAGATAAACCTGCAAATACGAAACATAGTGATCATTATTTTTTATTTGGAAATGCTTGGGCACAAGAAACAGAAGAAAATAAAACTTCAAGTAATACAGTTTCTGCATTTCAACGATATATTACTTTAGGATATTTAGTTGATTTTATTAATCGTACAGTTATAGCAAAACAAATACAAGAAGAAAATGCTGTAACATTACAAAATATAAATATATCACAACAATTAACAACAGCAGGTTTATTAAAAAACGTTTCGCAAAAAAAAGAAAAATTTGTAGCATCAAAATATCCACAAATTATATTTTCTGACACATTTTGTTTTAGTAATTATTATTCAGAATTATGTTCAATTGACCCAGAAAATATTTTATTATTACCTGCAGATAATAATCGAGGAACAACTGAAAATTACTATAAACTACAAAGTAATGAAAATAATCCATCTGCATATGCTCTTAGAGATTCAAAAACATTTTTTAAAAATACGTTATCAGCTGATGGAGATTGGAAAGGTTTTACTGGTAATTTAGAAGGAAAAACGAATCGATCATATCCGTCTAGAATAATGATTAACTTAGAATTAATAGATGACATTTTAGTTTCATTGGGTAAAAATTTTAAAGTTTCTGATTTTTTAAGTGCAGTAAGCAAACAAGTTGCACGTGCAACATCTGATGCAATAATTTTAAAACTTATTACACATCCTGAAGATCAAAACGTATTAGCATGGTATGATGAAAAATATCTCGGAACAATTGACGATAAAAAATCAGTACAACCGTATACAGTACCAATGACAGCTGGATTTAGCGTTGTTTCAGATTTTCAATTAAAAGCTCAACTACCAGATAATGTTTCATCATTATCATATGTATTAAATCAAAATCCGGAAAATATATCATCTGAAGATATTGCACCATATATAAATTACATGTATAATAGTAATGATCCGGAGAATGTTAAATTAGCGGAACAACAAGCTGCTGAAAAATTTTATGAAAATTTAAACTCATTAAATGAAACAAAAAGAAAATTTAGTTTCTCATTTACAGATAAAACTTTACAAGAGTCTTTAGATAAAGCACAAAAACTTTATTTACAATTTCCATCTCCTAAACCAAAAGAGGCAATTCAACAAATTGCTCCGATTATTCCATTTGAAATATCATTTACACTCGAAGGAATACAAGGATTTCGATATGGGGATGTAGTGACATTTGATGTTTTGCCATATAAATACAAAGTAAATACGGTATTTAGCGTCATATCAATAAATCATCAAATTTCTCAAGACAGTACTTGGACTACAGAAATACGTTGCATAATGCGACCTAGAATTGAATAATGGATAATGTTATGAGAATCAAACTATTTTATTTGCCACAAGAAATTACCAATAATTTATATACATATGGTAAAGAATGGATGACAACGGATTCTGTTGAATATAAAGGTTTATATCATAAATATACAACGGGTGAAGTATACACAGAAGGTGTATGGGATTCTAATAAATCAAAACAGTTAGTTAAATATGAAACTGAAGATTTATTAAAAACCAAGTATAAAAATCTTAAGAATATTAATGTCGTTTCTATAACGCCCGTACAATACCAACCAGAAAACTTGATTACAACTCAAGAACAAATACAAAGATATTTTTTACAAAAAAAGAATGAATCTAACAACATTATAGAAATTGATTCAAAAAGTTCCTGGTGTTATTGAATTAAATACAAAAGAAATACAAAGAATGGAACAAACTTTACCGGGTATTTCAAAAAAATTAACAAATCCATTACAATATTATACAGACACTGATTTTGTAGTCCCGCGCGATATCAATCTTGGATAATTGCAATTTTTTTCATATTATACTAGTATGATACTAGATCATGAACAAGATGTACTAAACATATTAGATCAATGTGTTTCTAATAAAACTTTGCTTGTTCCTATATTTTCTAGTCCCGTAATACATGTTTCACAAAATCCATTAGTTGCAATATACATATATACTGCTGCAAATGATGAATGCATTATTCCGTTACGGCATACTGAACAACTAAGGGGCTTTTCACAACATGTAACTGCATTTTTGCAATTAGAGAATATCTTTGTTCATGATAAGAAGCAGTGGCTTCAAATCGGAGGTAATGATGCTGTATGGGATGTAAAAACATTGTGGTGGTATACATATGGCGAGGCATATGAAGAAGGACATTATCCAACTGCCGCCCATCAATTTTATTGGCGCAGGCACAATGCAATGCCCCATGTTAATGCAATAGTACCGTTACAAAAACATTTTGAAATGTGTCAAAAGATTCGGCACTATGCTTGGCCAATGTGTGCAAATGCAGAAATGTCTGATTCATACGTTAAATTTAATGCAACATATCCGCGTGTATTTGCCAATATTGAATCTGCAGGATTACAAGTTACGGAAACATTTCGTATGCCAGAAATTGTAAAAGAAAGTCGAGTTTATTCACAATACAATTATCATACCGTAACAGGTCGACCAAGTAATGCATATCGAGGATTCAATTTTGCTGCAATGAATAAAGAAGATGGAACAAGATCTGCATTTTGTAGCCGATTTGAAAATGGTGCACTTGTAGAAA